GGGTTGAGGCATCGTCGGCAATTGATCCACCCTTTCCAGTGGGGGCGGCGGCGGAAGGTTCGGGCTTATTTCCGGCCCGATCTGACTTGATTTCCCGCTCGCCAGCGCCTCCATGGCTGTTTGGTAATCCAGTGCCTTCTGCCTTAGGCTCACTTCCGCCTGCGTGCTCTGCTGATATCTTTTCACCGCCGACATTTGATTTGGAGTCTGCTCCTGCTGTAGCATTGTGTTCAGGTTGGTTAACCTCTGTTGTGTCTGGGAAAGATTCTTGCTCAATTCCTTTGTTGACGGCATTTAAGTCCACTCCATCGCGGGCGGCCTGAAGTGCGCCCTCATTTTGAATTCGGATTGCCTCTGCATGAGCAAGGCGCGGTTCAGTTACTTTGGCAATTGCGGTATGCACATCAGCAAGAGGAACGCGCGGCTTGGGAGAGTAGGCGGCCATACCCGGTTCACCAAGAATGAACCGATCCATAATCCTTTCCACACCAGGGGAAAGTTTTTCACCAAGGCCCTTAATCGTACCTACCAGCGAAGCCAGCCATTCCCGGAAGCGGGTAAACGTATTTTGCATCTCAGGCGAAGGAACTACCCCCTTCTGAAAAGTATAATTAATTAAACTCTCCGCAAACTTCTCATGTTTAATCTCCCGATCACGACCCTTCAAGGCGTCGAAATGGTCAATATCATTAATCCCGAGCCAAGAAAAAGTATCTGACATGAGAGACTTTAATTCTGGCGGACAATTTTCCCAACGGTTGATATCAACTAATTCATCCAGGAATCGGTGGGAAAGCTCGTGAAGTGCGGTGGAGGGATTAGCATTTTTTAAAATTTTAATCGTATTACCTTCACGACTATAGGAGCCCACCTTTTTTTGGAAAAGCTCATCAGAAAATTGAGAACCAGTCTTACCATTTCCGGTAATCTTAGTCGCCCCGAGTTTTTCCCGAAGTTCCTCTGCCGATAATCCAGTAAGTTTACCCCAGGCAGAATAATGTGCAGCTGTGGCATTAGCAGTTTCAGTGGCAACTTCTTCAGAAATTCGACCAGTTCGGACCAAATCATTAGCGATGGAATCACGGATATTTAGAACCTCAGGCTGGGCAACGGTGGCAGAAATTTCAGGTACAAGTGTTTCCGGCGCGATATTTTCTTTAACCTCGCCCGCCCCAACTAACTCGCCAATTCGCCCATCCTTATCCATCCTAAGTTGAGCATTCTTTCTCAAATCATCTAACTGCGGATGCATGTCAAAAAGCTCACCCAAGGCATCTAGTGCTCTTTGCCCTACTGCCCGAATCTCAGGAGTTTCCTGACCAAGCTGTGCCCGCAGACTTGCTAACTTATCCTTATTCTCCCGACTTAACCTTTCCTCAAGCCCAAGTTCAGGATTATAAATATTGTCAATCTGGGCATGAATTTCTGCATCATGCTTGTCCTGAAGTTCCCTGACATGGCCTTGCAGGGTGTCATAAGTTGCGGAAATTGTATCTGCCCGATTCATAAGTTGAGGGTCGGCCTCTCTCATGTAATCTTCCACCCTCAGGGGCGGAATGGTCAGTTCAGTTTCCTTAATTCCCATAGCGGCAGTAATCTGAGTATCAGCCTGCGCCTTAGTCATAGGGGTAATGTCATTGACAACATTATCTGAAGTATGCAGAAGTCCGCCCGCTACGGCAGTATTAAGAGAATTCGCTGGAGTTTTAGTAACTATCTCACCATTAATTGCAGTGTCAATTTCACTATTTACGGTCTCTAGGCGATTTTTAATTTCAACTTCCGCCGGAGTTTTATTTGGATCAGGAAGATTCGGATCAAGGTGAGGAATTTCTGCAACTTTATATCCAAGTGCTTGCGTGACTTTCTGGGCCGGTAGGCGGCCTAAATTTCCAAATGCATTACCAAGAGCATTTGGCCGCCCCATAACCGTACCCATCGCACCTGCAATAGCAACCTTCGTCCAATCAATATTATCCTCAGTAATATATTCCTGCCCAGCCTCAAATCCTCCCTGAAATCCACCGCCGATACCTCGGGCAATAATTGGATTACCCATCAGGCGCTCAAGCGCGGTCGCAGTAGGCGCGCGAGCTAAAGCGCCCTCAACTCCACCAACGCTGCCCACCAGCATCGGAAGCATTCCGCCTGCAAAACTAGCCCAAGGGTGCTCCGCTTCTTCCTGTTGGCGCTGTTCCGGCGTCTGACCTAATGCATGTTGAATAGAATAAGGAAGTTCAGCGACAACAGCTTCTTGAGCCTTCTCAGCCAACATTCCCGCGCCAATTGCTCCAGCAAGTCCAGTGATGATAGGTGCAGCGCCAAAAGTAAATGGAGCTAACGGCGCCCCTAAGGCAAAGCCACCCTCGAAACCTGCAAATCCAGCTGTTGCAGGGGCAATGCCCCCAATTGCATGATGGAAAGCCGAGCCTACTGTTGAAGTTTCTGGGGCAGAAGATGAAACCCCTTTTAGCTTTTCAGCATATTCTTCATCAGTAACATGCACCGCAGGTTCAGGCTTAGGGAAAGTTTGATTAACATCATTCCCCATATCTGACTGTTGTGAAACTGCCAAATGCGCTGCATATTCTTCATCGCTAATAGGCATTATTTTTCACCTGAATTAACAGTATAATCCATAGTATTATTCCCACCTATTGAAGGAATAAGACTTTTCCTAATTGCCGCCTCTGTTCTAACTTTACGCTCAGCAGGAGTTTCATTTACGGAAATCTCAGAATCCCCATTCCCCCTAAACGCCTTAATTACAGATTTTGCAGTAATGCCGGATTCCCCAAAAGCATCATCAAACGTCCGCATTCGTGCCGGACTTGGATTATCAATGAGATGATTAATACCGAAACCAATATCTCCGGTATTTTTTGAGTCATCATTATAATATTTAGTAACAAGATTATTATAAACGGCAGGTTGTAATCCAGGGGCCGGCTTAGTTACAGGCTTGCCGTTCTTTATATACATTGAGGCACCACCAGTTGCTGCCTTTTCTTGATTATTTTTCGCTATTTCTTCATCCTGGATAGTTTTCAGCAAAGGTTGCAATCCCTCTTTATAAAGACGACTATCATACCCGCCATTAATTAACTGCGCTTTGGTAAGTTTCGGATCATTTTTCAAAGTATTAGAAAGCCAATCTTCAGCCGCTGACATTAACCTCGTAGCCTTATCATCTTGAGCCGCTGTTGCCATACTCGGAGTCCTAATTCCGTTATATGCCAGATGCTCGACCATTACTGCGGAAGTAGCATCAGCCGTTTTATCCTGTTGTGAAGTTTCTTTATGTAATTGATCGTAATACTTCATGGCAATCGGAAGAGAATCCGGTTTTAATTGCACTGCATCTTTTATCAGGGCCGAGGCATTTTGATAGTCACCCTTCTGGATACTAATAAGCATTGGGCCAAGGGCAGGGTCAGTTTGAATACTACCGCCAAAAGCAGCCTGATCTTTTGCTTTCATTTGGATTTGGTCGAGATGCTCCGCAAGTGCCATCCCAAGTTGAGGATTAGCATCAAGAAAAGCTTTCTTAACATACTTACCTTCCGAGGCAAGAAGATAGCCGTCCATAGCTATCTTCTCATTCGTCAACCTCCACGCACCCATATTAGTCTTTAAATTATCGTTATCCATACCCTGCCGCAGATTTGCTGCTTTCGTAAATTCCATCATATCATCATATGAAATCTTTTTTAAATTATAATCTTCTATAATTGCATTTCTAGTATTTGTCCAATGGATATCACTTAACTGTTGCGCCTGCTCGGCGGAAACAGGGCCAGGAGCACCCGGAGCAGCAAAATTAGGGCCGGAAGTATAATTATCCGGGGTAGGTGATGCAATGATAGTTTTACCTTGAGTATTAAGGGAAGTCCAAGTTTTACCTAAAGTATCATTAAGTTTAGCTTCAGTTACCTCGCCATTGGCCATATCGGTAAGTAAATTCCTACCGTCAGTTTTCTGCGCATAAATACGCTTCGCCCACGCTACTGCACCTAGGGTTTGATTACGGAAAGAAAAATCATTAGGGTCTACATTGGCCTCTTTCGCGGCTGAGGGGGCATCAGGATCATCCCAAGTTTTCGGCTGAAATCCATAATAACCAGAAGCATGTGAAGGAGCATTAGGGTCATCCCAATTATTTTTATCAGGAAAAGGCCCATTATCGGGAAGAGATTTCCCATTAGCATGGATAATATTAGTTCGTTCCGCATTCTCACCGTAGGAAAGACGGTTAGCTAAGACTATCGCGGCATTTCGTTCTTTTGGGTCAGGATAAACCGGGGTAAGTACATCATTAAGTCCGTTAATAAAAGCTGTAGTTTTTGCAGTAAGTTTAGAGTCTGAAGTTGAGGTGCCGACAAGTCTATTTGCATTTTCCGAGGAAGGAAGTTCAGTTGCAGTTATTGTCCTTGTCGGGGAATTTTTAATAATATCACCATTTTTAATTTCAGTTAAGGCAGAATATACCCCAACAGCGCGCAAAGCACGTTCACCGCTTGACTTAGCTTCAGCCCTTGCATAAGTCGGGGCAAATCTCGGATCGCCTTGTAAGACTTGCTTCAGCGTAACTGAACTTCCTTCCGCAATCGGTTGATCGCTATCCATGATTGATTTTGCTTTTTCAGGATTAGTATCAATTAGGGCCGCGATCCTCCCAAAACTCACATCCCGCGTAGCATTTAGGGCAATATTTTTCGTCGCCTCAATTTGTTCAGGCGAACCGGCCCGATAAGTCAATGAGGCAAGCTTAACCTGGGCACCAATAATTCCCTGAGTGGCCATAGAAGCCGCCTCATCGCTTTCCGGCGCCGCAGTAGCCATATCCATATTTTGTTGGATTGAATTCTTATTCGTATCCAAAGCATATTGATGATGTGCCTGAAGGTTTTGATTAGTAATAGTCCCTTCCGCTGCCATTTGCATACGGCGAGAATCACTATCAAATTTCTGTTGAGAAGCGATATTAGGTAATTGCTGGCGCAGATTATCCCTAAGAGCACCTAGTTTTTCTATATGATTAGAATATTGTTCTAACTTTTCTTGTGTTGAAAGCTTACCGTAACTATCCTGAAGATCGCGAACCTGGGGCATGTAGGCATTAACTTGAGCATCAGCCGCAACCTCACCAAAGGTAAGACTGGCCTGAGTAAATCCCGCCCCAAGTTCCTTCATGCCCTGCGCAGCAATCCCCCCAAATGCCGCCGGGGTGGCTGTAGGCACGTTTATGTAATCATTTTTCGGCACATCTGGGAGCGGAGCCACATTCGGAGTCGGATCATACGGAACTTGTGCCATAGGAAAAGTCCTTAATTAAAAATCAGGAGTGATAGTACCTGAGGCAATACCGCCGCCAATAACTTGACCACTTTGATTTCCAGTTAATGAATTTGTAGCACCACTGCTGCCACTACCCCAACTTGTAGGGAGTGACTTCGCCCCGCTAAGTAAACTCCCTCCAACCCCACCAATCGCTGCCATAGTACCTTGATCGGCCTGCATTTTACTCATATCAGAACTGCCCTGGAAACCTGCCGCCTGGGCCTTATACCCATAGGCTTGAAGAAGTGCATTATTAATATCCGTCTCCGCCGCTAATTGCCCAGTTTCTCTTTGGCTTACCTGAACATCTTTATTACTACCGGTATTTACATCTACACCATTCGCGGCTTCAGAGGCCATAATCGCACCCATGCGTTGAGCATTCGCCATGGAAGTTTGCTGGGCCTTGGCCTGCCCTGCTGCAATTGCATAATTAGCATTCTGATTAGCAATTGTGGCATTATTTTCCGCCACTTGAGCTTGATAATTTGCGGCATTTTGCTGAGCTTTGGCCTGAGAAGCGGCGGCACTAGCTGACATCGCGGTACCTGCTATCGCCGCAACGGCAGCGACTACAGCAGACGCAGCAACAACACTCATTATTTTTCCCCTAGTTTTAACTTATACATCGCGCCAAGATATTCTGCCCCGTCGCGCTGAAATAGTTTTTTATACTTTGGTCCCGAGCCTCGCACACCTGCACGAAGAATTAGATGATTAACACCATCAGTCCTAAGACGATCCTTCATAATCTTCCACATAGTCAAGCCAATTCCTCGGAATTTTTTCATAATATAGGCAGTATTTTGATAACCAACAACATACTTTGGAGTCTCTAGGCAGGGTCCAAGGTAGAAAATAAAGTAGCCAATGATTTTCCCCATTTTTCGTGCCGTGAGAATTCTAAGATTGCCTGCTTCTTCCATTTCAGAATAAATTGAAAGATTGCAATCATAGACTGAAAGATCTTCCCAAGTCTCTAGCCTATGCATTTCAAGAAGTTCTTTAGCATCTTGAAGAAAAATACTCATCCCTTCAAACTGATAGGAAATATGATCATAAACTTCAGAATAGAATAAAGCAATATTTTCCCAACGTTCACGAAGCATTCCTATACGTTTCGGCATATCAATTTGAATATTTTCCTGATTCAAGTCTTCCCAACGAGGGTAATTAAGGCTCTTTTCAAGGCAATGCTTATAGATAAGATTGCAAAAAAAATAGTCCTTTAAATCCTCATAATCAATTGTAAGTACGCCAGGAATTTGAGAAATCTTCCTTAAATTCTCCTCTTCCTCAAGGAGATATTCTTCAGTAATAGGAAAATCAATTTTTTGAGAAGATGCCAAAACCTCACCGACCGGCCTCATTACTACTACAATTTTAATTTCAGGAAATCTTTCCCGAATTTGCCAAACTGCCCGCGCCATCGCAGTTTCAGCAGTTCCTACCCCTGGCGCCGAAAGTTTTTCTAAAAAATCTTCCATATGATCGCAAGTAACGGAAAGGTCATGATAGCAAACATAACCGTCATGTGAGAATAATTTTGAAAGCCACTTACTTCTTGATCTTGGAAGAGAAAAAATAATAAACCGCCCCCTTTTCTCCTCCTCAATTTCCTGACTATACCTCATCCAAGTAAAACCTTCCCTGGCCTGCCCCGAAATTTTTACCGGCTTAAATCCAAACGCTTTGGCAAATTTCATCGCCGCCCGATCATTATTAGGAATATGCCCAACAAGCTCGGGAAATCGTTCTTTTGCCCAAGTGAAATATTTCCAACAATCTTTCATCATGCTAATCGGAGAAGCAATAGCCTCATCCGACATAACAAGCCAAATCTTTCCTTGCCGTGAAAGTAAACTTCCCATCACCCCGAACAGTGCCACAAGCTTTCCATCTTTCCAGGCGGAAAGGGGATTAATAGAATTATTAAAAGCAAAGGTTAATTCAGAATGGAGAGAAATGCCAGCGGAGATGTACGCCTCCTTCTGTTCTTTTCTCATTTTTCTAATTATTTGTCCAACATGCCAAGGCTTAGCTGGATGATATTGGAAAACAGTCATGGCACATACCTCGTTATCTTCCTTGCTGGGGCGGTTGAGTCGAATGCGGAGGCTGTGGGGTATCGCCGGTAGAAACTTCCGGGATAACTGATAAAATATTCAGCGGCAGTGGTAAAGTTTGCTGTACAGCAATTTGACCGGGCCGAGAATATCCACCACTAATCGGCATACGAACATCACCGGTATATAAAGGAAGGGCTGAATCATTATAAGCGGAAGTGCCCAAAACGGGCATAGTGTCCATATTAACCCAAGAAACTGCAACTTGTATAGGGGAAAGTGTCGAACCATCTACTTGATTGCAACCGACTTGAGCGGCACAAGAGTTCTGCATCCTAATAGTTGCAGCCTCAATTTTTTTCCTCTGGCCCTGAATGGTGGGGTTCCCAGCATCAATGTAGGGAGTTTGCAGTTGTGCAGTATAACTTAATCCAACAATAATCGACGAGGCGGCAGTAGCAAGAGTAATTGTACCGAGGGCAGACACAACAGTCGGAGGAATTACTTGACCATCAGCAAGTCCAGTAACTGTCATCCCAATAAGATGATTTAGGCCATAGATAGTAGTTACTGGTTTTGTGAGTGTCCAGTTACCTGAGGTCGCAGGAGCCGGAATATTGGTATTTGGTATTGTAGAGGTTATCGGGGATAACATATTGGCAGTGACTTGAGTGGTAGAAGTAAAACCAGTAATTTGCGCTTTACCACCTCCCATGCGAATAATATATTTCGGCGCGGTTTCCATGCCAGAAAGAAATACCGGGGCCGATGCAGTAAAGGTCATGGAATTATTAAGAATTGCCGTAGCACTGGCACCACTGCCGGAACCGGTAGGATCGATAATTTGAATACTTGGATAAATGTAACCACTACCCTGACTACCCCCAGCAAAAGTAATAGCGGTAATTACACCTAAAACTATTGTCAACACCGGCACAGCACCAGTACCTGCCCCTTGACCGTTATTATCTACAACAACAGCATAAGTAGAAGTTGAGTAGCCAACCCCGCCAACTAGATTCATCACTCCAGTAATACTGCCCAACCCTGTAGCCGAGGATGCAGTAAGTGTAGCATTTGGTGTTGATTGTGGCAATGACACTCCAGCATCCACATACCAAGCAGATTCACTACCATTAGCCACTGGCTCATTAAATCTTTCAATAAAATATGTTGGAGTGTTTCTTGAAGTGAAACGTTGAACACAAGTGTATATCGCGTCAATCGGAGGTTCTGTAACGCTACAAATGCTCTTAAAAAGTCCCTGAGTGTCATGACGCGCCCACCCGGTAACTTGCTCTGCCTCAAGATAAGTAAGACTAAGCATAATCCCATCATCACGAATCATGACGAGCACTTTATTTGGCTCCTCGGCCCACGCCCATTCTTTAATTAAAAACCCGCCGAAGAGATGAGACGATGGCTGGGTCATGTCTACGCCAGAATAGATATTGGCGTAGATTTGGTATTTTAAATTACGAACGATGGAACCTTTAGCTTGAACGTAGAGAATATTCAGATCAATTTTAATTGGAGGGACGGTTGCTGAACAGCCATTATACGCCTGAGGTTGGGCTTGCTGGGAAGATGGGGTTATTGGTTGAGGATTAAGAGAGCTACCGCCAGTGCCTGTAAGCTGCCAAGCAGAAAGTCCTGTAAGAACCACAAGGCCGCCCGGCATTGCCACCATGAACTGAAGCCCGTTAACTTGCACCGACCAGGGAGTTCCAGTGATAGCGTCTGAAGAAATTGTAGGAATTCTAGTATCGAAATTAAGAAATGCTCCCGGCTGGCTAAACCGGTAGGTATCTGGATTGTTAGGGCTAGACGCATACACTCTACGCTGTTGATAATAAGCCGGAAGGCTAGGATAAGTGCCAGTAGTCGGCCCAACAACAAGTGTAGCTGTGGGCGCCGTCCCAGCAGTACCAGAACCGCCGGTTAAATGAGCCCCAGAGGGTGTAGCCGCAGGGGCAGCAAGGGTATAGGCGTTACCGCCAGTACCTGCCGAAAGGTAGTTAATAACTAAAGCCGCCCCTGTAACGCGATAACTGGCAACGGTAAGCAGAGGATTGGTCGAGGCGGAAAGATCAGCATTCAGTTGAGTAAGAGTTAGGGCAAGTGTACCTTGAATTAAAGTTTGAGCAGTTCCGGTAATGACCAAAACGAAAGTCCAAACTACACCATTTAGAGTGATTGTATCTGCTGGAGAAGGATTTACAGCAAAAGTTATCGCGCCCGCAGCATAACCAGCACTATTGAATGCAATGGAGTCTCCTGGGGCATAGTTCTTACCAGTATTTGTCACCACAAAAGAGGCCAGGGCGCTTCCAACAATCACCGGAAATCCGTCAAAACCTGTACCAGCAGCAGTCGTGATAACCCAAGTAACTGTAGTTAATCCTGAGCCATTGCCGGTAATTGCCACATCAGTAATTTGCCCTGGGGAAAATGGATCTTGATGAGTGGGTGGAACTTGACTAAAATCAGCAGTAATGTTAGTATCGTTAAATTGCACGCCAACAGCCTGCCCACAATAGCCAAAACTACTGCCTGGAGGAACTGCTACGCCCTCATCGCCGGGCAAGGTCTTGTAAACATTATAATACTTCGCTCCAGAAACTTCTGGCCAAGTAATAGTATTTGTGCCTGCCGTCGCCGCGATATTCACTGCACTAGGAATATCAGCAATAGGGGAGCCTATACTTTCAGTACCGTCAGAGGAGGAAATTGCAGTGACACGGTAGTTATAATCTGTAGAGCCGCTAGAAGTCGTAGTACCGCTGCATGATGTAGGGGGAAGAATTGTTGCTGAAAGGGTGATTTCAGTTAAGGACCAATTGGCATCATTTAACCGCGTCAGGTCATAAGCAGGATAGGAAGTATTAGTAACTTGATTCCAGCAACAAAAAGACATCACATCGGCAGATTCAGTGAATTTTAAATATTCAAGATCGGCTTCACCGTAAGGAGTGACAAGTGTATAAACCCTAGCAGCACTTCCGCCACCTGTGTAAGTGCCAAGTAGAGTAGTGTCAAGAACGTTCCCGAAGACATCCTGAAGCATCATCGTAGTAGCTGTACGAGAGGTAATGACGTAAATATCGTCAGAAATACTAGGAATTCCTGCGATATCTTTCAAATAAATCCAATCACCGGTCGACCATGTATTAACTACTGAAAATGACCCAGGGTTGACGTTAGTAATGGCAGTAATTGGGGCATAATTTTCCAAAACAAAGGCGCCATCTTTAATCACTCTCATGTACAGATTGCCAAATTCAAGCACAAGCCCCTGTTGAATGGAGAACTGGAAAGTGATAAGTCTAGGAGGGTAATTTCGCCCTATTTGCTTAGAATATCCAACAAAGCTCGTCCCAGGGCGGGAAACTGCCCCGCCCCGATAGGAGACGAACATATTTCGCATGGTGGAGGCGCCGGTCACGAATTTAGTAAAATCGACATGGCCGAATAATCCGGGAGAAATTTCCCCGGAAATAAAGGAAGTTTTATCTAACGGGACGGCCATTTAATAGGAACTCCCATCGGAAAAACCACAGGAATCATAGCCAAGGCCGAGATAGCCGGGGCCGCCACTATCATTCATCCCACCCCAGCCAGATTGCCCGCAGGATCGAATCTTAATAAAGTCCGGCACATGATCAGTAGAATACCAACCTTCATTACCGTCAGTAAGTCTAGCGTGCATGATCTTATCTTTAGCGATCATAATCTGAGAATTACGAATTGCCATCGCCAGCTTCTTATCTTTAGTTAGTGGCATGGCAAGTTCGGAGGCGATATAGGCCACCACAGCGGCACGAAATTGGCTATCCCACATATTAGGGTACATAATCTTAGCCGTGTAAACGCATTGTGCTTGTGCCACATTTGTGCAAATTACTCGACCGCCGTCAGGGGAAACTCCCGGCTGATTCCACCAATCGTATTGAGGATTAGTTAGGGCAAGATTTGGATCAGTGGTGATCACGAACCGGGCCGGCACGAGACGGCAATTTACCACCGTGGTGAGTGTAGTAGATATCGGAGCTTGGGCATCCGGTGGGGCAAGATTACCGTTTGGAGAGCCGGAACCTGAGTAATAATTATTATAAGGAACGAAGCGGACCTTGAGGCAATCGGTCGGATAGAGATAGGAAAATGCCCACGGGGCCGGAACAAGTTCAGACATAAAAGGAGTCTGGCGAGTTCTGTCCCCAGCCATGATAAGGGGCACTTCCTTCCTAGCAAAATCCCAATGTGCGGCCCGGAGAAGTTGCTGAATACATTGAGAATAGGCACGAAGGGCCACCTGAGCCTCACGGGTACCTTCTTCTAATTCTCCAATAGTTGCTTCGCACCCGATAGCATCTAGGGCCTGATTGATGATATCCGCAGGAAGGTTAGCCACTTATTTTCCCCTAACCAAGAGTCACAATAGCTGAGGTAGAATCATTTATAGTTTCTGCCGTCTCTAATTTTTTATCCTCATCCTGACTTTGAGTAATTTTGGAGAGGCTAACAGAAATTTTTGCCGCCAGGGTGTCAACTAAAGTTTGAATAAATAATGGTTCCCAGGTGGTGATATCTGTGACCTGGGCAGTATAGGTTAAAACAGCATTCTGAACATTACAGCAAATTACTTTAACCTGCGGAGTATAGGTATTATCATTATTGATGGAAAAAACTTGAGGTTGAGGGTCAAATGAGGGAAGGAATGCATTAGGATCACGAATGGAACGTACCTTTAAGCAATCATCAGGGTAAGTATACTCATAAAGCCAAGGAGGGGATGGATAAATAGAAGACCAGGGGGTGATAATATTATAACCACCCGGAGGAGCAACTTTTAATAAAACTAGGCTTAGGTTACGCTCAGCAAATTCCCAAGAATATTTTCTAAGTAATTCATCACGAGTCTGGGCATAGATATCAAGGAGAGTAACAGAATGTATACTACCTTCCCAGATATTCCCAATACGATATGTTTCACCAATGGCATGAAGGGCCAGATTGCAAATAGCTTCAACGGAAGAGATAGGATTAGACATTAGCTACCTCGGGTTTCAGCGAAGAGAGTAAATTGTTCGCCAGAAGTTTCCATCTCACGGGCAGTATCAGGGCGCCCTGCAATTGCTATGGCAAGTTCAGAGGCAAGGAGTCGAACTACTGATTCTCGAAATAAAGAATCCCAAGTAGCCTCAGGCGGGTAATTGGTATAAACAGCATGAGCAGAGATTAGGTTAGTTTGGATTACTTTAGTAGGAATAGCAGAAACAAGACTATTTGCAACGATCCAAGTTATCGGGGCTGGATCATAAGGGTCAAGTAATGTAGCCGGAAGAAGCTGGCGGAGCTGCACGCAATCAGACGGATAGAGATATTCATAAGTCCAAAATAATCCCGCCGGATTGCCGGAAAGCGTTAATGGCCCTTGAAAACGGGAGAAGTCCCAACCAAACCT